ACATTTCTAAATACTTATGTTAGTATTCTAACACGTTCATCCAAATGCATGGTTTAGCACTTCTAGTACTTCTATTCGCTGAACATGACGCTACCCACTGGGAAATGTCATGTGATGAATGGAACCAAGCGAGGATTGAGATACTCAGCGATGAGAATCACATCCAAGATGCTAAGGAGTATCTTATTGATTACTTCTACACCAAAGTACCAGAAGAAAATTGCCAACCATGGCAAATTGGACGCAAGTAAGCCGACTCGGAACGGGTTCGTTCATCTCCTACGGGAGACGCAAAAGACGACTGAAGGAACGGATGTAAAAAGTCCAATTACTTTAGGAGAAACAAAATGGCACAAGTCACATATAGAGGAGTTAAGTACGATACAAATCGTCCAAAAACTTCTATGAAAAATGATAAGAAGACACTCGTATATCGTGGTGTCGCAGTCAACAAGGAGGAAGTATGCAAGTAATCGCAGAAATTTCTCTTACTATGGTCGTTGTTTTATCTTTAATCTATGGAGAGGTAATGCTTCTTCAGATGAACAGAGGATAAACCGATGCTAAAAATCCATTTTAGCTGGGGTGCAACGGATTTACCAGAGTATGATCCTGAGAAACATGCTCCTGACAAAGTATTTGCAATGCTATGTTACAGGGGTATCCATTACGCTAAATGGGTTTATTTAGAACCATTCAATATGAAACACTGGAATCTGTTTGATCCTAGACAAGCAGAGAAATAAAACACTAAAATGCCTATGAGTATAAACTCGTAGGCATTTATTTTTATTTCAAATTTTCTTTATTATGTTAGGGTAAAAATAAATAATGGTAGAATTCAGAGGTAACAGAGATGAATTAAACCTCCTCTTGTTATGAGGTAAATTTCTGGAGGAAAATGCATAATATAACATCGCACAATCAGTTGGATGGTTGGCAGCATAATCATTACAAGTCTCACGATGACAAATTGGATGATTACTACGAGTGTCTAATAGAATGTGATACACAACAAAACGAATGCAAACGAATATGTAGAGAGATTCTCTACTAATCACAAGAGGGGTTGACCCCCTCTTTTTTTGTGGTATAATATACCTACTACCAATATAAATATGGATAGAGGGAAGTTAAAAAACATCGTCAAGAGCTTGCAATCCTTATTAGATGTGTTAGAATCTGAGGTATACTCTGACGTAGATGCTTACAGCACCAACGGAAACAATCACGCTTACACACAAGGGAGAGATGACGACGATGGATACCCAGATTAATTATTCAGATGAAATGATGCTCCAAAGAAGAGAGTGTCTACTATCATTAAAAGAGTTTGGAATTGGAAAAGATCTCTATGAATTTTGTACTGACTGGGTGTTAAATAATGACTCAACCACAGGAATTAAAGAAGCATTCAAAGAGTATGAGACTCAAAGACCAAATCAAATTAATCAAATCAGCACTTAAAAAAGATGAGTTGTATTCTGATGTAGAAATACATTACATGAAGAAGACACTTAATAATGCAAAACATGAACTTAAACTTAAAAAACTAAGGAGAAAAAAAGGATTTAATGAATTCAGTGAAACTAGTAACAGTAACACCAGATGCAGAGAAGACGATGGGTTACGTGGCGCGAGTGAGCAACCCGAACAACCAAGAAAATCCTAAGGTTGCAGGACTCCTTAAATATTGTATCAATCATCAACACTGGTCTGTATTTGAACAGGCACACATGACATTGGAGATTGAAACTACAAGAGCAATAGCAGCTCAAATTTTAAGACATAGATCATTTACTTTCCAAGAATTTTCACAGAGATATGCTGACAGTTCTATGTTGTCAACTCATGTTCCTATGTTTGATCTACGTCGTCAAGATGATAAGAACAGACAGAATAGTATTGATGATGTTGATCCTTTCTTAAAACAAGAACTTGAGATTGCTATAGAAAAGTATTTTAATGAAGGCATGGACATTTACAGACACATGCTTGACATGGGTATTGCAAAAGAGTGTGCTAGAATGGTGCTACCTTTAGCAACACCTACCAGAATTTACATGACGGGATCATGTCGTTCTTGGATCCACTATATAGATCTACGTAGTGCTCATGGCACTCAAAAAGAACACATGGACATCGCTAACGATGCAAAGCGTGTATTCTGTGAACAATTTCCTATTTGTGCCGAAGCTTTGGAGTGGAACTAATGCCAACATATCCCGTAAAAAATTTAAAAACTGAAGAGAAGAAAGAACTCTCCATGACCATGAAAGAATATGAGCAGTGGAGAAAAGATAATCCCGATTGGGATAAAGATTGGCAAGCAGGAGTTGCTTCTGCTGGTGAGGTAGGAGAGTGGAGAGATAAGATGGCAACCACACATCCTGGTTGGGCAGACATCATGAAGAATAAAGTTCTTCCCAAAGCAAATTTTGTAAACAATAAAACTATCACTGAGAAATACAGATACTAATATGCCAGTAAAAAAGAAGTCTAAATCACCAGGTCAGGGTATGACTGCGAAGCAAATGAAGCGTCGCAAACCTATCAGTGCAGACTATATGCTTCCTATTGAACCTCTTACCGATAATCAAAAGGTAATGTTTGATGCATGGGATGAAGGTAAAATGGTTTATGCATATGGTGTTGCAGGTACAGGTAAAACTTTTGTAGCTCTGTACAAAGCACTTAAGGAAGTGTTAGATGATTACTCACCATACGAAAAGATCTATATTGTTAGGTCTTTAGTAGCAACTAGAGAGATTGGTTTCCTACCTGGCGATCATGAAGACAAGTCATCGTTGTATCAGATACCATATAAGAATATGGTACAGGCAATGTTTGAAATGCCTGATGACAATTCGTATGAAATGTTGTATGATAATCTTAAGGCACAAGAAACTATATCGTTCTGGTCTACCAGTTTTATTCGTGGAACTACATTAGATAATTCTATTGTTATAATTGATGAGTGTCAGAACTTAAACTTCCATGAGTTAGATAGTATCATCACTCGTGTAGGACAAGACAGTAAAATTATATTCTGTGGTGATGCAGCACAAACTGATCTACAAAAGATCAGTGAACGTACAGGCATCATTGACTTCCAACGTATCTTACAGAACATGGAAGAGTTTTCTATGATTGAGTTTGGTATTGAGGACATCGTTCGCTCTGGTCTTGTTAAGTCTTATCTTATTAACAAAATCAATCTGGGTTTATGAAACTCTTTAATCACGTAGGTGGCATAGATCCTATTGAGATGTCTGCTGAGATGGTAAATGGAAAACGTATGTACCTCACACCTGAGGGATACAAGTTTCCATCCGTCACTACAGTGATTAGTAACAATGCTAAAAAGAAAGCAAATATTGCACGTTGGCGTGCTAGAGTAGGAGAGGATAAAGCTAATGCTAAAACCACTCGTGCTACAGGTCGCGGCACAAAGTATCACTCTATTGCAGAGGATTATTTTAACAACGAATTAGACCTAAAAAAGTACAAGAAGTATCCACTTCCTGTGCTCATGTTCCACCATTCTAGGGATACTCTAGACCGTATAAATAATATCATCTTACAGGAAGCTGCGCTCTACTCCAAGCATTTAGAATTGGCAGGTCGCGTTGATTGTATCGCTGAGTTTGATGGAGTGCTGTCCATTATTGATTTCAAGACAGCAGAACATCCTAAGCGTGAAGAATACTTATATGACTACTTCGTTCAAGAAACAGCATACGCATGTATGTTGCAAGAAAAATATGGGATGACTGTTAAACAGCTCGTCACAATCGTTGCTTGTGAAAACGGAGAGACCCAAGTTGTAGTGCATCCTCCTAAGAAAGAATATTTTCTCACATTGATGAGCTACATCTCGGAGTATCAAGAACGGCATGGACAAGAAACAATTATTAGAGGATAGATTTATGACATCTGCGAAGTTCTCGCAGGAAGTGGAGAAGATTGCACTACACAATCCAGAAATGAATTATATTGATTCGGTTATCCACTACTGTGAAGAGAATGAAATTGAATTAGATAGTGTAAATAAATTAATAAGTAAACCACTTAAAGAAAAACTTCGTTATGAAGCACAACAACTAAACTTTATGAAGAAAACATCCAGAGCAAAATTAATGTTAGTATGACCTTCTTTCAATCGGATATTATTAAAGGTGACATCCAAGAGATGTTAGAGTTGCAACAGTTCTGTTTTAGATCTGCTATGAATTTTGTTCTTCTTGATAAAGATAGGAAGATGGAATACTTTGAAGCTTTAGAGAAATTAATAGATAAACAAAAGATATTTTATGCTCGTGCTAAACTAAGTGATGATCCTGAGGCTAAGTCCGTGGTTGACACAATGAAACAAGGTGTTATAATGTTAGGTGCTACACCTAACACAACTATTGAAGAAATGTTTGATGAACTTGTGCAGAAAGTAGCAAGTATGAAAAAACAAACAGAGGCAGGGGGTTGACGCCCGTCCCCTTGCCTGTTATTATGTTTCCGTGATAGGGCAATAAACCAAATCCAAATTAATCTAAGTAAATCCTATGTCATTCGCAGATCTAAAGCGTAAATCTCAGAACAACTTCTCATACCTTCAGAAGGAATTAGAGAAGTCATCCAGCGGTAAGAACGTTGATGAAAGATTCTGGAAACCAGAGGTTGACGCTGCTGGTAACGGCTATGCCGTGATCCGATTCCTTCCTGCCACAGAAGGTGAAAGCATTCCTTGGGCAAAAGTGTACTCCCATGCCTTCCAAGGTATTGGTGGTTGGTACATTGAAAACTCTCTGACTACAATCAACGAGAAGGATCCCGTTGGTGAGGTCAACCGCCGTCTCTGGAACAGCGGTGCTGATGAAGACAAAGAGACTGCTCGTAAGCAAAAGCGTAAGCTTTCTTACTACAGCAACATCTATGTCGTTAAGGATCCTAAGCATCCAGAAAATGAAGGTAAGGTATTCCTTTACAAGTATGGTAAGAAGATCCATGATAAGATCCTCGCTGCTATGCAACCTGAGTTCCAAGACGAGACTCCTGTCAATGTCTTTGACCTTTGGGAAGGTGCCAACTTCAAGTTGAAGATTAAAAAAGTTGCAGGGTACTGGAACTATGACAGTAGTGAGTTTGATTCTGTGTCTGCTCTTAGTGCAGATGATGATGAACTTGAAGCGGTCTGGAAGAAAGAATACTCGCTAGAGGCATTCACTTCTAAGGATCAATTCAAGACATATGAAGAACTAGAAAACAGATTGAATCTTGTTCTAGGTATAGGGCAACGTCCTGTTGCTCGTCCAGTTGATGAGTCTCTTGAAGACTTGAGTGAAGGTCTTGGATATGATCACACTGCTGATCGTTTCAATGAGAAAGCAGCAGCTCCTTCTCCTGTAAAGAAAGAAGCAGTTGTTGATGATGACGATGCGTTGTCATACTTCGCAAAACTTGCTGAAGAGTAACTGAATGAAAAAATACCTTAAGGTATTCAAG